TTTAAGTGCAACAACACCGCCACTTCCACCTGCAGCGCCAGAGATTACAATTTCAACTTCGTCTGCTGTTTCTGTAGCAGCGGTAGTTGTACCACCTGACATACCTAAAACACCATTACATGGGAAGAAACCTTTGAATCCTGTGCTATTAAGAGCAGCAGTGATACCATCAACAAAACCATCAGTATCAGCATCAGTACCAATATCAACTAAATTAACTGCGTTGGTTGTAGCAGTTGTTACAGTAACAGCAACTCCCATTGGTATAAAGTTAGAAGGTATACCAATAGAGCCTTCTTTAAATGCTGTACCTGAAGCAGAAATAGTAATGCTTGTTGAGTAAGTAGACAGGGTCATATCGCTAGTTACAGCGCCTGTTGAAGAATTTTTAATTATTGATTTGAATCCGTTTTCAGAACGGACTGCACCTGAAAAAGTAGTATTTGCCATTTTATTTCCTTTTGCAGAAGGTTCTCTTTACTATCTCTGCAACGTCTGCTAGGTCAGTTAGTAAAGATTATTTATCCTAGAACTTGTCCCTCCAACAAATGCAGGGGCTAGGTTAATAGCCCCAGACGAAAACTCCATGAAAAACACAAAAGCGGACTTGTAAAAACATAAAGCCTTCAGTAAGTATTAAAACACAAAATTTTCTAAAATACAAACAAAAAACCCCCGCAAAAGCGGGGGAAAACCTAGGAGGGGGAGGTTTATTCTTTTAGATCTAATTTACTTGTTAGCAATGTACATTGTAACTTCGAAACCAAATCTCATTTCAGTATATTCTGGTGTATTCCACATAATAAGACCTTTAAAAATGGGGGCCAAAAGACCCCCTAATTAATATTATGCTCCTTGCGAACCCCACATACCTAATGGGTCAGACCAGCCGAAGCTGTATCTTTCACGAGCTTTGTATCTAGCGTTACCTGTATC